CTTCAACCTTCATCGTGATCCCCATTTCCAAAAACCAATCCTCTAATCCCTCCAGAAACCCCTCTGCGTTGCTCCGCTCCATAACAATGACACAGTCATCGCCATCATTTAGGAGTGAAATCTTGTCTGACATACCTTTATGTTCGAAGTATGCGTACATCAGACTGCACATGATGATAACATTGCCTAAGCTCGTATTCATATCACCGGACATGCGACACCCATCGACTGTGTATCGCAACCTTCCGTCTTTATTTATGTACATTCCGTAGTTCTTGAATTGGGCTCGGAGAAGAGCCGAGAGTGGGGGAAGGCGGTCACCTTCCGATTCGCTCCACATCTTATATATAGTATGTTCTATATTTAATAGTTCTCTGTTGATGTGTTGGTCAAATCGCGACGCGTCCAATCCTACTGCTACTGGCTCTGCGTATCTCTCCCACATTCTCTGAATCTCTCCTCCTCGTTCAATCATGTTCATTCCCTTTGCAACTGTTTTGTGTTCCTTGGTCTCATCAAATATTTCATCGATTGCCTCAAAAATCAAATGTTCAATTCCCTTAATATACCTCCCAAGCATGACATTATATCGTGGTGAACGTGGTTGTATCGCCCTCGGAGTCCCACCTGGTTTCAGGTATTCATCCTTGGTAAATAACTTCACGCTACAATCCTTTGTATTGAATGGTCTAAATCCGAATGATTCAACAGAGTGTGTGTAAACCTTAAGTTTAGCCCCGCCGTAATAGTCCAAGAACTCAATCTCGCTACACGGGCTGACTTTGCCGTGGTTCGCAGCACACTTAGCCATCTTACTGTTGAAGTCGGATAGTCTCTCCTGCATCTTAAGCTTGGCGCTCAATTTAGGTTTCTTATCATGTAGTACGGATTCATGCTCCCATGGTTTGGGAGCACGTTTGAAACCTCCATCACTATTCTTCACGAAAAATACACGTTCTAGAACAGCATGGGATGCCGAATCAATGTCATTGTTGGGAATGTCCCAGTCGGGACCATTATCACCTCGTATGCGATAATAGCGCCTAGACCGTTTCCGG